GGTGACTGTATGAAGTTAAATCGTACAGGGACAGATAGGAACATAGCGCAGTTCCTTAAAAACGGCTCAACAGTTGGGTCGATTGGTACTAAAACAGGTACAAATCGTTATTTAACAATAGGCGGTTCTACTGGAACGCCAACAGGGTTAATATTTGATACAGCTACAGCGTCAATAGGTGCTTGGAACGTAAGCACTAATAGTGGCGCAGGTGACACAATAGACCTTGGTTATGCAAGTAGACGCTTCAAAGACCTCTACCTATCAGGCGGTGTGTATCTGGGCGGTACTGGTGCGGCTAATAAGTTGGATGATTATGAGACTGGTGGTTTTACGCCTTCATTGAGCGCCTCTACAACAAACGATTTTACATATACTACGCGTGATGGGCATTATGTAAAAGTTGGAGATTTGGTCTACTTCAATGTGGTTATAGTGTTATTATCTAAAGGCACTAGCGCAGGGGATGTTATATTAACTGGACTGCCGTTTACTCAAGGGGATAAATTGAGTGCTACCAGTATAGAATCTGGTTTGACTTTTTCTTATTGGGCAGGAGTATCCACTCAGATGCTTATGGGATATGTCAATGGAAGTTCAACTCACGCTATTTTAAGAAAGGTCTTAGATGGTAACAATAGTGTGACTGATAATAATCTTGCCACAGGCGACATTTCTAATTCATTTAGCCTTAGAGTTCAAGGCACATACATAGCACAATAACCTTAATACCGCTATTGGATTATAGCGACAGACAAAACAAGAGGAAATAAACATGAGTTTAGAAAAGAAAGTAATTCAAGACAAAATCGAAACAATTAACCTAGGCGACTGGAGTGTAATCCAAGTACGCACAAAGACTGCAATCATTGAAGATGGCAACGAGTTATCTTCTAGTTATCATCGACACGTGGTAAGCCCTACAGACGACTTAACAAACGAGTCTACAGAAGTAACTAACATTGCCAACGCAGTGTTTACACAAGAAATGAAAGACGCTTACACAGCCTCACAGGAGACAGCAGAATGATTAACATCGTAAACCTAGAGCGTGAGCCAGAAAACAACGGAATCCTAGTAGCACACTGGACAGCTACAAAGACCGATGGAGACTATGAAGCCAAAACCTATGGCACGAAGTCTTTCACACCAAACCCAGAGTCTGAGGGTTTTGTAGCCTATGAAGACTTAACAGAAGCTACAGTAGTCGGTTGGTTCACAGAAGAAGAAACTGCACAGATTGAATCAGTGTTAGACGCTGATTTGTTAGCGCAAGCACAACCACAAGTAATCAGTGGTCTACCTTGGTAAGGAATTAACATGAGTGAAGATAGACTCAACAGAATTGAACAGAAGTTAGACCGCTTAGTAGACGTTGTTGAGTCTATAGCTCGTGTAGAAGAAAAGATGGCGGCTAACGACGGGAAGCTCAACAGGCTTGAGTTTCGTATGGACAAGCTAGAGGAAGACTTAGACGAGACATCCAAGGTTGCACGAGACAACTCAGGTGTTGTTAAGTTTGCTGATAAGTTCTTCTGGTTAGTTGTTGGTGGCATGGTGTCATTGGCTGTGTGGGCTATGAAGTCAGGAGTTAGCGCATGATACAATTGATTACAGCGGTAGGCTCAATAGCCTCTCAGTGGCTCTCTAACAAGGCTGAGAAGTCTAAGGCTATACAGGCTAAGGAATTAGAGTTAATTGAACAGGGAGGCGACTGGGAAGCCCTACACGCACAAGGTAGTCAAAGTTCATGGAAAGACGAGTGGTTTACTGTGTTATTCAGTATTCCTCTCATCATGTGTTTCATACCGCCATTAGTGCCATACGTTGAACAGGGCTTTGCAGTCTTGGCAACAATGCCTGATTGGTATAAGGGCTTTTTAGGCGCTGCTGTAGCTGCTTCATTTGGTATTCGTTCGTTAACAAACTTTAAAGGCAAATAACATGAAATGTAAAACACATAAAGCTCCTAAGCGCACAGCGCCACAGCGTGGTAGTCGTACAAAGACTAATAAGGCTAAGCGGAGTTTGAAATAAATGATTAAGAAATCCAAAGCATTAAGCGCAACAGGCACGTTACAGACAATCTATACAGTTCCTAACGGCAAACAAGCTGAGTGGAAGATGCTTTGGATTAGTAACCACAGTGGCAGTAACGGTACTTTTGATGTGAATTATTATAACAAAGAGTCCAACACTACATTTGTATTCTTTGATAATCATGTGTTATCAGCTAAAGACTTCTTTGAAGTTGGTGGTCAATATTATGAGTTTGTTGTTATGTCAGAAGGTGACTATATACAGATTAGTGCTACACAGCCTATGACAGCTATTGTGTCAGTGATTGAGCATAACGACATTATCAAAGGAGGCTAACATGCCTACTAAGAAAGACAGTAGATTAGAACGTGCAGGTGTCTCCGGGTATAATAAGCCCAAGAGAACGCCTAATCATCCCACGAAGTCACACGTTGTAGTGGCTAAAGAGGGTGACAAGATTAAGACCATTCGTTATGGTCAACAGGGTGTCAAAGGTGCAGGTAAGAATCCTACGACAGCGGCAGAGAAAGCCCGGAAGAAGTCGTTTAAAGCACGTCATGCTAAGAATATAGCTAAAGGCAAGATGTCTGCGGCATACTGGGCTAACAAAAGTAAATGGTGATAACATGAGTTTTAAATTAGACCTCTCGGGTTTGTTTGGAGGCGGTGGCTTTGCATTAGACCCTAGTAAGTTTGACTTCAGTGGTCTAACCTTTGACGAGCCTGCTGTAGCACCTACTCCTGTAGTACCTCAGCAGGCTACTCCTGTAGTACCTCAACAGACTACTCCTGTAGCACCTACAGTATCTCCTACGGACTCTGTTCCTATTGTTGCACCTCAGCCTGTCAAACAGCCTCCTAAGGTTGTCACAAGACCAGACCCTGTTGCTATTGTAACACAGCAGTCAGACCCTATTGCTGATGCTATAGCCTCTGTACAATCTGATGTAGTTATTCCTGAAGTGACTGCTCCTACAGGCATGAACTTTGGTATTGCTCCTATTAACCCAACACCTCTTGCTAACGTCGGTAACTTAGGAGGCGTTAGTGGTTTTGACGTTCCTGCTAGTGCTGTAGATAATCTATTAACAACAGCTAAGACTAATGAAGAAATTCTAAATCCTTTAGTTTCTGATATTGAAAAGTTTGGAGTAGGCTCAGGACAAGCAGGCCTAATACCTACGTCAACAGCAAAGGAACTAAAGGACTACGTAACTACTGATGAGTTTTCTGATATAGTTGACCAGTATTCTAAAGTAAGAACAGGGGTTAGTGAAAGCGAATGGGAAGGAGCTGCCTCCAGAGATGTTCTTGACGCTTTAAACATCCCTTACTCGTTTGAAACACAAGATGACTTTGGAAGAACTTCCGTATATAACTTTAATGAACAAACTAATAGTTTTGACTTGGTTGAGGAATACGGAGGCACATCAGCTTTAAATGAAGGTATAAAAACCATTGCTGAAACAGCGGCAACTGTAGCCTTAACAGGAGGCTTAGGAGCAGGACTAGCTTCAGGATTAGGCGTAAGTACTGCTACTGGTGTAGGTCTAGTTACTGGAGGAGTTAGTCTAGCTCAAGGTGATGACTTAGATGAGGCTATAGTCAAAGGTTTGACAGCAGGTCTAAGTGAACACGCTAAAGGGGCTGCTGAAGCTCTTGAAGCTGCGGAAGCGGCAGGAGAGTCCGTAGAAGTTATTAAAGGCTTACAAGCGACTTCTGACGTCGCAAGTAACATTAAGAACGTAGTTAACATTGGTCAAGCCATAGAAAGCGGAGACGTCCTAAAAGGATTGTCTAACGGCATGGAGTTAGCAGGCATAGGTAGTCTTGTAGATTATACTGAAGACGTCATTGCAGAGTCTCTTGGTGAAACAGCAGGCATGGGTATTGATGGAGCGTTAACTGAATGGGCTTTTTATAACTCAGACCATATAGCGGAAGCTACAGTTAAGTTCGCTGACACTCTTGTTAAAGGTGGTGACTTAGGTGATGCTACTGTAGGAGCTGTTAAAGAATATATTAAAGATGGTGGAGGCTTAAGTGACTTAGTGCCTAGTGGCGGTGATTTTGACTTAGACTTAGAAGTTCCTGAGGTTGTCGAGCAGGTTGCTCAAGCGATTGCTGATGGTGCCAGTGCTATTAACCGTAATGTTATTAAACCTGCAATTGAAGGGGCTGACCAAGTAGTAAGGGCTCTGCCTACAACTAAAGAGGACTGGCAGGAAGCTGAGACCTTTGTTAAGGAAAACACAGCAGCTCTTAGAGAGGACTTCAGTAATCTTAATAGAGACGTAAGACAAGAACTTGCGGACTTCGATGAGACGTACCTACAGCCTATCAAAGAGGACATGAGTCAGATTAACGAACAGGTTAGAGAGGACTTAGCTAACTTTGACGAGACGTACTTACAGCCTGCTAAAGAAACTATTGTTGCTACTGCTGAAGGAATAGAGACTTACTACAAAGACACTATTGAACCTTCTATTGAACAAGGTATTAAAGATACTAAGGAAATGTTAGCTGACTTCGATAAGAATGTCACACAAAGAGTTAAAAACACTGGTATTGAAATAGTTAAAACTGTTGACCAAACACTAAGTGACTTTAATAAGGAAGAAATAAAACCTATTGTTAAAGCTGTTGAAGGTGCCATAGAAGACTTTGAGGAACAGCTTAGACAATTCGATGAGAACTATCTACAGGAAATCAAAGACGCAGGAGAGGCAGGCATAGCGGCTGTTGATGATGCTTTAAGTGACTTCAATAAGAATACCATTAAACCTGCGTTACAGTCTATAGAAGATGCTTTAGGTAACATAGACGCAGACACAAGTGGTCTTGAGGATATGGTCAAGGGTTTATTCCAAATGTTCGACCTAAGCACTAAGGCAACTCAGGGAATGATTACAGCAGCTACAGCATCTACTTATGAAAACGTAGACTTAGTGACTGCTGAATTGATTAACCCAGAGTTGACAAAAGGCTTTGAATACGATAGTTTGCAAAATCCTTTCTTAAAGGCTTGACATTTACATGAAAATATGGTATAATAATAACTTATGTACTAAGGGACAAACCAATGACATACTTACAATTAGTTAATTCTGTTCTCCGCAAACTTAGGGAAGACGAAGTAACTACAGTCAACGAGAATGACTACTCGAAACTTATAGGAGACTTTATTAATGATTCAGTCTCTTATATAGAAAGCTCTTGGGATTGGTCTTCCTTAAGAGATACTATTATAATTAATACTATAGCTTCTCAGGACACTTATTCCTTGACTGACTTTGGAATACGTAGCGAGGTTATGAGTGTCTATAACGTTACTAATAAATATGAACTAACGTCTAGAACCAAAGGTTATATTGTCGATAAACAGTATACCACAGACTACACCTCAGCACCTAGAAGTTTTGCTTTGAATGGTACTGATGCTAACAATGACACAAAGATTGTCTTATACCCTACGCCTGACAAAGCGTACACCATAGAGGCTAATGTAGTCCTAAGGGATACGTCTTTAAGTGCTGATGATGATTCAACTAAGTTACCTAGTCTTCCTATAGTACAACTAGCGTTTGCTTATGCTCTACGAGAGCGTGGGGAGACAGGAGGACAGAGTGCTTCAGAACAAGTCATAATTGCACAACAGGACTTGTCTAATGCTATTGCTTTGGACGCAGGGAATAACGCAGGTGAGCTTGTGTTTGACGTTGTATAATAAGAGGATTAACTAATGGCTAAACCCTTACAACCCCTCAGTATACAAGCCCCAGGATTCTATGGTCTAAACACTCAGGACAGCCCTACGGGGCTTACTGAACAGTTTGCACTTCAAGCTGACAACTGTGTTATTGATAGATTTGGTCGTATAGGTGCTCGTAAAGGCTATGAGTTCCTTAACTCCATAGGTACTACGGTAGTGTCTATGGCGGAGCATGTGTATGCTGATGGTACTAATAACGTCATAAGTGCTACGGATTCTGATTTGTACCTAGGGGTGGATACTCCAGTATCAATTAAACCCTCAGGTTACACAGTCTCTGATGGTCTTTATAATTATACTGAATTGAATAACATAACGTACATCTTTAGAGACGGTACGACACCTCTGTACTACGATGGTACAACTTGTGACCTCATAGAGAATAACGCAGACTACTCAGGTACAGTCCCTCAGGGTGACATTGCCTTAGCAGGCTTTGGTAGACTATGGGTAGCTAAAGACACTACAGTCTATTGGTCTGACCTACTGACTGGCATGATGTGGGACACAGGTAGCTCAGGCTCTATTGACGTATCTAAGGTATGGACCCGAGGTACTAAGATTAGTGGTCTTGCTGTACATAATAACTTTTTGTTCATATTTAGTGACCAACAGATACTAATATACCAAGGTGCTACAGACCCTGCAACGATGTCCTTAGCTGACACTATAGACGGCATAGGATGTATAGAACATAAGACAATACGTAACACTGGTAATGACTTAATATTCTTATCAGAGACTGGTGTACGTAGTATCAATAGAACAATACAAGAGAAGTCAGCGCCTATAGGTGACTTATCGAAGAACATACGTAATGAACTAGGTAGTTATATCAACGCAGGATATTCATACGATAGTGTCTATTCTCCTGATGAAGCATTCTATTTGTTAAACATTAAAGGTAGTGGTGTTGTCTACTGTTTTGACATGAGAACTGTCTTAGAGGACGGTAGTAGCAGGGTAACTAAATGGAACAGCATTAGCCCTAGATGTCTACTGTATCGTATTAAGGATGCTGACGTACTCTTAGGTAAGGACTCAGGTTTTGCTAAGTACACAGGTTATCTAGACGATACCTCAACGTATCAAATGGGTTACTTCACGAACTAC